ATTACGCAATAGCCCATGCTTACGGCCCACCTCAATCAAGAGGCGGGTATCGCCAAGATGCATATTCATGTTGGATTTTCCTGATTTTATGCGATAATGCTTAAGCGCTTAGAATGCGAAAGCAGAGCATTTAAGTGTAAACCCCAGCTCACCCCCCGGGTGCTGGGGTTTTTATTTGGCTGATAAAGCAGCCTTCGTTGGTAGGTTGATTGTCAGGCAACGGGGGAATATAGCGCTGCGGGCCAATAAGCATCATCGGCAAAGTCAGCCGGTATCGGATCGGCGTCCTTAATCGCTCGCGCCGCAAAGATATGCGCTTGCTTGTGCGCCATAGCCGCTTGACCGAAGGCGAATAGCGTTTGCGCGTCCATTGCGTGCGTACTGTTGTCTGCTGCAATCCAGACGAAATCCGCATCACCTCCATGCCAGCGATAGTCACCCGGCTCAGCGCCGTTCGTGATCGCCGCAAGAGCTGCTGTAGAAGCGCCTGCGATGTTCTCCCGATCTTCCGGTCGAGTCTGGTAAAAAACACCGCCAAAAGAAAAACCGCCACTGATGCGGCGGTCTCGTTCTTGATCCACGTCTGCCGGTGTTGGCGTTAAAGCAGGATCGATAATAGTCGATCCGTTCCATATCTTCCCGTATATGGTGCCTCCCGGTCCATTAGTGAAATTAAAATCTTCGGAAACGTTGATCCCGATAATTTCTAAACCGGCAATCTGTGAAGCATCAGGATCGCTTTCCATTGAGACGATGCGACCTTCGTCTGTCATCGCAATATAGAAATCGAATGGCTCGAATTGCGCTACCAAGTCTTGCCACTCAACGCCATTGGCATTTCGAAAGGAAAGATATTTGTAGATTTGGCCTTCCGCCTCAACTTCCATTTTGTGTGATGCCAAAACCCCAAAGCTTTTGAACTTCTTAATCATCCCAATCACCAACCTCCCAGAGCGCGCCAACCAACATTCGGAATGTGGATTTGTGGTTGCCTGAGTTGAAAAGTCATGTGGTTCGCTGACTTTGAGACCCCTGTTATAACATAACCACTTACACCTACACTAATTCCAACGTCAACGTTAGATCTGACATCAAGAGCCCCTGCCGTATATCCGGAAAAGCGGGTGTCAGTCAGACGCCAATTTAGCTGGTTTTGTACCGTTGCTAGCGTCCACCCCCCCGGACCTAAATGGTCGGCATAGGTTGCGCCATTTGCCCATCCTACCGCTAAGCTGGTCGTGTTGTAGAAATAGAAATTGTTGAAATTTCCACCCCACCCGCCCCCGACTATTGCCGGGGGGCTACCAGCCTCAACGCCCGAACCGTTGAAATTTATCGCCTGCCCGTCAGCGCGACGCGGATAAGCGCGCCCGGCCATATTGCCGGAAACAGCATCCCCTATCGCTTGGGGCACCCCAATATTATCCCTAGCTTGCGCCTTCTGTGGCTCAGTTAACGTTTGCGACTCATAGGAAACCGCCGTGGCGCCATCGAGGGCGTCCTCGAGTTCATTGAGCTTTCTAGCAACATCAGGCCGCCAAGTGGTGGAAAACGGAGACAGGGTCATCGCGCCTTCTCCAGCTGTTCCACGCGATGCGCAAGTGCTTGTATGGCTGAAACCAGTAGCGGGGTTATGCGACCATAATCAACACCCTGATAGACCGGCTTGCCTTCACTATCTACTTCATCCTTCTCGCCACTAACAGCGTCGGGGAATAAAGCCTGCAACTCGTGCGCAATAAACCCTGTAGCCTTTGCATCGTCTGGGTTATCACGCCAATTGTACTTCACAGGACGAATTTTATTAACGACCTCTAATGCGTTATCGATGTCTAATTCTTCTACATTGCACTTAAGGCGATAGTCGGATGATGAATTATATTGTGTGCCATTAACTGTAACAGAAATGTTCCCTCTTATGTGTGCTTCACGATCCCAAAATCTAATTGCAGTGTATGAAGCATTGCCCCTAATACTTAAGGCAATACCGCTTTGGGTATAGGCAGCGCCAATTTCCTGATTATTTACACCAGATGACACCTTTCCTGCTCCGGCGGCGTTAATCTGGTTTTGGATTGTTGTTGTGGACCAACCTCCAACGGTGTCGGCGTTACCCGCACTCGTCGCCCATCCTGCATTTGTCGCCCAACCTGCATTCGTAGCATTCCCTGCGCTATTCGCATAATTAACGCTGAGGTTATTGCGGTGAACAGGGCGCAGCGCCGTTCCGTTCGTGGAGGCAATTACATAATCTTCTTGCCCCCCTGGATCATTCCAATTTAGATTGAATGCAGCACCATCCCCTCTGCGAGGGTAAGCTCTCCCTCCCATATTCCCGCCAACAATTCCATCAACTTCGGTTTTCGTGTACACTAACGAGCGCTCATAATAGATCGAGTCAAAATACGTCTTAAGCCAAGATTTGATGTTCGACCACAAGACGCGCTTTGATTTCCCGTCGTCCTCGCTGTCAGTGAAAACGGCGGCATCAGCATCAACGACCGATGCTTTCTCAGGAGCGTTATTGATGGCCGTAAGAACCACCGCTTTCATTTGCTCGTAGTTCGTCGGATTAACCAGTATCCAAGCGCCAGCCCCAGCATTCGCATTTGCATCGTAATGGGCGAGATAAATGCCTTGAGCGACGATATCGCCAGCTTCAAGAGCGCGCGCCGCGGTATCTCCGACAAACACCTTTCGCAATGGCTTGGAGCCGCCGCCATTCAGCGCCAGTGTGGTTGCGCCTGTATTGGTAGCCGCGGCCCGAAAGGCGACTGTCATGCCATCTGCAGGGGCGGTCATGGATGTGTTTGCAGTTGGCAATGATATTGCTGTGGCTGTGCCGCCAGCGGCCAAAACACCCTGATCTTTAATCCACTCAGCAATGCGCGCCATCATCTGGCGCGCCGAGTTATTCACTGTGTCGGGGAATTGCCCCTCTTGCCAGTTAATGTCAGCGTCAGCGGTATCGTTATTGGCAGCGATGATGCTCCAATCAAAAATCGTAGCCATGTTTTATGACCTCATACCATGCGGGTTTTGAGAAATTGGGAAATGTAATCAGCCAGTGCAGGCATGGATTGTGGAGCCTGCATGGGCTGCAACTGTGGCTGCTGCTGTTCGGGCATCATCTGGCCCATTGCCGCGAAAATTGGATTGGCTTGAGCTGCATCGACACCTAATGAGGCAAGCAGACCTGTCGGAGCCTGTTGTGGCTGTGATTGGATGGGTGTGACCTGATGAGAGGCAACATTGATCGGAGGGGACAGTGGCGGGGCCGGTGTATTTGACTGCTGTGGAGGTGCAGACGGTTGGGCGGCAATTTGTGTAGCGGCAGGCTGCGGCGTTGATGCACCATTGTAAGCTTGGGCCAGCCAGTCGGGTGCGTTTGCACCTTTACCTCCTGCGCCCCATACCCCCGGCGAGCCGAAACCAATATGCATTGCTCCAGGCTGCATATATCCCGGACCAGCACCAAAACCTGTGATTCCTGCGGACTTTCCGCGTCCGACGATCTCTTGAAAGATCGGAAGGTCAGAGGGGTTTGACCAATCGAGCTTTCGACCATCCTTGTAAAAGAACACGTCAGCTGCATTGCCGTGGTCATGTCGGGTCGAGCCGACACGCCGACTGGATGTTCCTTTCGCTGGCTGGCCGCCGGAAAACACTTCCATAGTCACGCCCAAATCCGGCAGGAAACTATCGAGTGCCTGCACCAATCGCGGGTTAATTGGGTGGCGACGGATAGCGCCCTGATTGGCATAGCGAAGCCATTCGGGTGTTGCCATTGGCATTCTCCAATAGAAAAAACCGCCCAAAAGGACGGCTTGCGGTATCTCGACTTATGGTTGCGACTCAGCTTGACTGGCTGCGTCAACAACGGGAGGCTAAAATGGCTTACAATCTATTCATTGCTTACGACCTAATACCGCCAGGGCAAAATTACGAGGCAGTTCATAACGCGATCAAAAGCTTGGGTCTGCACTACAAGTTTCAGCAGTCACTCTGGTACGTCAGCACCCAATACAGCCCCGCCGAGGCTTACGCCATTGTTCACGCGGCTATGGATTTTGCTGACAAGCTGGCTGTCATTAATGCCCAAAGCGGGGTTGTCTCCGACTGGGATCAGCCGCCCATCGAGGCGATAAATGCCATCTGGAGTAAGCCGTAATATTGCATCGATACGGCCAATAGTGATATCTTGGCGGTCTATGCCGCCAATTGGTCCCACATGTTGTGTCATGTGTTTATCTCCTATATTGGGGTTGGCTAGGTTTAGGGGGGCAATTATGACAACAAAATCAAATGCGGATGTTATGTTTGTTGGGCTTTTAGCTCTCGCATTCTTCTTGTGTGGCTTGGGAGTTCTTGGCTTTCAAATCTTCGAGTATTTGAAGACTGGCATATGGAGCGGCTTCTCACTGCTCAATCTGCTTTCTTTATTTGTTGATGATCCGTGGATTTATTACCCTCAATCATGGTTCGGCGTTCACAAAATCTTGGCTTTTATTCCATCCTCAGCAACTATGTTTGTAATTGGCTACTTTATTTTGGTGTCCAATTAAATGAACTAAACTGAAGAACAACCGCGAATACATACCATTCTCACTGCAAGAGTTATTTTGAGCAACGGTATTTAAGGGGCAACATGATACCGACAGAAGTTCCATCAGATACGGACGTTAATGATATTTGCAGGGATGAATTAATCGGCAGATATCATATACTAGGTGATTTATTAGGTGAATTTGACGGAGCAGCATTCGCGTATTTATTGTTTTCCGCAATTATACCTATATTTATTTTTGTATGCTACATTACAGGGGTAATTAACCAAGAAATAAACTTGTTCGGTTCGATTATAGTTTATACTATTATTGTATCACTCCTTTCAATATCAATATACTCGTTCATATGGAGACGATGGATTAATCGAAGGATAAAAATAATTGATAAGAGACTTAAGGATATTCTGGATCAATCTGATTGCGATGCTGCCTGAGACGCCATTAAAGCCCCTAAAATCCCTCCAAGAAGCTCTGGGTTGTTTTGTGCGGCGACAGGCCCGCCATTTCGCGCCATGAGTTCGGCCAACAGACCGTACCTTGATCTCATATTAGATGCTGCCGTTTGAGCAGCAAACCCTCCGCCTGCCGTACCAAGGCTTGCAAGAATACCAACCTGCGGGCCTCCAAAGGCATTACCTATGTAAAATGGCAATCCTACGCTTGCCCCGGTAGATACGACACCTTTAGGAGCCGCCTTACCGGCCCATGTGGCTAGACGTGACACAGGAGTGCCATTAGCAACGCGGTTAATAGCCGCGATCTGCTCTGGCGACCACCCCCCCTCTTGACCTTTGATGATGCGGTCACTCAGCCCTCTGTATTGCTGCCGGAGAGCGTTATCAAAACCAGACTGCGTGTAGTTGTTAGATGCATTCTTCGCCAATTCACGCAGTTTCTCAAGCTTCTCTCCCTTTAAATACCTTTGGGAGATTTGACGAGCTTGCGGAAATTCTGGCGCAAGAGGGGCCGTAAATTCATCGAATTTTTTCAGCATCTGCGTTGCGATGCGGCTTTCTTTTCCTTCCGTGGTATATGCTGCATCTGACAATGTATCCCGAACAACTTGCATTTGCGTAGGGTTCATTTCTCCCTTGGAATACGCGTTAGTCATGCGTAGAGCTTCCGCCGCTTTAGGATATGAAGCGGAAACCTGCCCGTCTGGATAGATTAGACCTTCTCTCTCAGCTATCCCCCGGAATTCATCGGCAAGATTTTTTGTCTGCTGTTGCGTTGCCGTAACCCCATTTTTTTCAGCTTTCTGGTACAGGCCCGAAGCCTGCTCTTTCAGTTGCTCGACGGTAGGGACCGCCTTCTCCGCAGATTTGCGCGCAGATCGGTTAGCGAGGCCTGCGATTGTCCCGCCCGTCGCCAATCCACCAATGAGGTCGCCAGCAATCTCAGCGCCTATGTTGCCAGGAGCTAACTGTTGTGCTGCTGCGCCACCAACACCACCACCAAATCCGGTTGCTAATTGCGCAGCAACTTGCCCCATTGTGCGCGCTGTGCCTGCGGCTGGGACGGCAGCGCCCCCGACCGATTGCGCTACCCTACGGGCAATCTGCACGCCCTTTTCTTGACTTTCAGGAGATATAGCTAATCCCTGTCTAAGCCCGGCAGCTCCACCAAGAGGGCTTTCAGAGGCCTTTAGATTGGTGCCCAATAAAGCATTTACACCACTTACAGCAGGCTTAACGAGAAAGTTATTCACCAGATCAACGGGAGCGCCAAGCGCGCCTGTTGCACCTTCCAGCAAGCCAGAAAATGCTTGTTGTCCGTAGCCGCTACCGTTGGAGTGCTGCGGCACGACCTCGGGGAACTTTGACGCAATCATATCCCTGATTTGCTCACGTGGCATATCATCGGGAAAGCGCACAAGCGTGCCGTCCGGCATCTTAACTATGGGCATATGGACACCTTATCGGAATCAAAGCATGATCAGAAAAATGGGAGGGGAGTGTTCGCGGGCCTTCTGGAACGGCGTAAGTTTTTCATCATAGCCTCACTGGTTAAAGAAGTCGGAGAAGTCGACAACGCCGCCAGCATTGTTCCCAGATAAAGCATTTTCATCGAATAATGGATTAGCCTCTGCCCACTCGCGAACCCGACGATTGAAGCCGCTATCAAGGCGACCATTTTCCGCGATATATTCATCAGCCAAGCGAGCAATTTCAATCTTGCGGCCTTCCATTGCACGGAAGGCAGCAAGCATTTTCCTGTTGCCTTCAGGCGAGCGGTCAATACCGATCTGGCTGTCTTTCAGGAATTTAATATCTCGATCAGACAATGCGCCCGGCATTCCCATGCCGCCATCCGGGGAACGCATGGTAAGAGCCATACGGTTCTGGACAGCGCGGATAAGTTCGCCACCTGCGAGTTTTTCGGGATCGGTGTCTATGCCCAGGGCTGAGCCTAGCTGGCGCAACGTTAGTTCGGCTTCTGCTCCCATGCCAGTGCGTACACCACTGTTGAGTGCCTGCTCCGCGAGGTCATACATACCCATCATCTGTTGCGCGTTGGATGCGCCAGCCGAAATTTCATCATAGCGCTTAGCAAAGAGCTTGGCGCTTTCAGTGTCCCACGCCTTTTCACCGGCACCAACGCTCACATTCACGCCGCTCTTTGTCCCTTCAAGCACTGCCTGCTGATATTCAGGCGTTCCGGGTTGCAAACCAGCAGCAGCAAGGTTTTGCATAAGAGAGGTTTGTTCATTTTTTGAGCCGCCAAGACCTTGCATATTCTGCGGATTGTTCTTGTCGATCAGAACTTTCTTCGGACGGCCTTGCTCGTCGTAAATCTCGGCAATCTGCCAGTCCGGCTTGCCAGCCTTGGCACGATCACCAAACCATGAGCGCAGCATCTGTGGATCACTGACAATCAATTCCGCTTCTTGAGGCGAAACGCCTTGTGATTGAAGGTATTCAACCGTCCTGTTAGCGCGTTGCTGTCCAGCTGCCTGTTTTTGGCGATGCTGCTGCATTTGCATCAAATGAACGCCGAGCTGCTGATTGCGCGGATCGAGCATTGCGATGGCTGGGCCAAGGGCAGACAGAAAGTCACCCATGCTGCCGCCCTGTCGCTGCTGCGGTTGCTGGACTGCTTGTGGGGCTTGCAGCATCGCTTGCCCTTGATAGCTCTCAGGCTGCGCATTTGGCTGTGGCTGTGGCTGCTGAGCAGTCCTGCCAAGAAGAATGTCGAGAAGCCCCTCCATCATACGCGCTCCATTGCAATGCCGATCTGGCCATAATCAACCTGATAGAAGCCGCTTTCATGCAGTGACACTGCTTCTGGCTTCACTCCCATGACATCATCCGCCATTACGCCGCGATAACGTTCTGACTGACCAATATAGTTGAACTCATAGATCGGAAGACCGTGTTCGGTGCCTACGCGCTCTACGTTCTCTTTAAGTCGGCGATCCGAGAAGGCATTGCCAAATATCGACCCGCCGCCAGTGACGGGAGCGGTAAGAAGTGTTCCCAGAAGTCCGGCAAAATTCATCGGCTGGCTGCTGGTCTGCGTTTGTGTGCCGTAATTGCCTGCTGAGCCTTGAGCCGCCGAAAGAAGTCCACCAAGGCGCGCCCAATCCTCGTTATCGCTTCGCGTCCACTGATTGATGAGATCATTAAGCCCCTGCTGCGTACGCTGATCAATCGCGCCGCCGATCTGCATCTGTCGGTCAGCGTCAAACATCTTGTTGCCTTGAATGGTCGGCAGCTGTGAAATCATATTGAGCATATTGGACATGCCTTGATTTTCGATATTAGCTGCGCCGACTTGAGAATTGTAATTATTACCGAAAGCCGCCTGACCAAGTGAACCAAGAGCATTTGCAGCTGATGTGCCAAGGCCAGCGCGTGCCTGCTCTGCGCCTTCCAGCGCATTTGCTGCTGCGAGCTGGTTTTGCCTTTCGGTCGCATAATCCTGATAGCGGAGATTATTGCTGGCATTGGCAATGCTGTCTGACAAAACGCCTTGATTTGCGCCTGAACCATAGCGGCCACCGGCGGCAAACATATTGTTTGTTTGTGTCGCTATATCGTCCGCACCCTTAGAGATGATGCTATCGAGATAGGGATTGCTACCGCCCAGATAGTCGCCACGCGCTGTTGAGGTGAGATAATCACTCGCAGCGCCGCCCTGCCCGATTGAACCAGCGATATTGCCTAGATGATCAGCTGCCTGATCCATCCATGGGTTGGTCCCACCCGAACCTTGCAAATTGGCAATAGCATCTTTTGATGCCTGACCAAGCCCGCCGCTGCCAATCGTCTGCACGGCAGCATTCATCGGCAAAGTTTGAAGAGCGGTATTCATATCGTTGTAAGCAGTCGTGCCAGTTTTCGCCCATTCTGGTAGACTACCTTGCACAGGGCTGGATGACGCCTTGTTGGTGGAACTATTTGCACTGCCCATAATTGGCTCCTATCTGCCCCGGTTTAATGCAGCTTGACGCGCTCGCTGCTGGCCGTACTGCGCCCGTGCCTCATCATCGGTCATGTATTCTCCGGTAGACGGATTGATTGGGCGCTGGATCCAAACCTCCCCTCTGCCGGGTCGGGCATTCGACACCAGCACCGCATCTGACAGGCGACTGGTTGCAGCTTGCGGCGGCTGCTTATTCGCTAACGCTTCCTGCATAATCGCCATGACGTCGGGGATATTGGCATTGATGCTCTCGTTAGTAATTGGCGCGCCTGTAAAGCCGGTTGCGGCCAGCGCGTTATTTAGTCCTGAAAGAGTCGGAGCACTAAGCGCGGCCTGCGTCGGGCCGGTATAGGTGTTGTACCCCGTCTTGGTGTCGTACAACCGCTGCGCTTCTTTAGCACCCTGCTTAAACAGCGGAGCCGCCCATTTTGGTGGAGCATTTTCTTGGCGGGTTTCTGTTTTCTTGCTGCCCATTTTCACAGACCTTTCGAGTAAATTCTTGCTTCAGGCTGGTATCCGTAGCGAGGCAGAAGCCTTAACCAGCCATCTCGGCCAATGAGCCGAGCCTTCACCGCGCCATGTTCACGCTTGGCCCAATGCTCAATATCTTGAAGACACTTCATGGCTTCACGTAGCCGCGAGCCACCCACCTCGGCCAAGACAAGTGTTTTGGCACCTGTCGCATCGTCCACTGTGATTTCAGTGATCGGCGTCAGCACGACACGGCCAGTATCGTCCTGTATGATCCAGAGCTGTCGCCGTCCCGTTGCGCATTGCGTCAGAATGTTTGCGACCGTTTCATCAGGAAAGCGCGCCACGTATTTTTCAAGGCAAGCGATAATATCCGGCCAGAGCGGTGACATTTCATCAGCACTCATGCCAGTCGTCAGTCGAATTTTCATTAGATCATCCGTCCCGGCACCTCGGCCAAGGTCAGGATCACATCAATAGCATTCGCGCTTCCCGCTTGGATGCGAATTTCGTCACCTGTCATTGGGGCGAAGCCTTCCAGTGGGAATGTCACTGCACCATTGGCGGGAATTGGATGCTGATAAATGAGATGATATTGATCCGCGTCTTGTGAGGAATACCAGCTGATAGTCACCGGCACGTCATTGCTGGTGAGGTTGGCGCAACGAATATCAATTATATGTGGGTATCCAGTGGCCGAATAAATCGTCGTGTTGGCGGTTGTGGTGATATGCGCACCAATGGCGCGGCAGTTCTCGCGAGAGAAGTTTGCCATTACTGCTGCCCCTCAGCCTTGCCCACAGGATCAACACCGTGACAGTGCGACCAGTCCTGATCGGCAGGTATGTCGATTTCAAATGCATGAAAACGACCGCTCGCGCGTGCCGGGATAAGTCCTGTTCGGTTCGTCGGATAAACAGGCTTCCAGTTTGTTACCCCACCCGCACGATCGAGAGCGCCGACACGGCCCTTGATCTTTGGCGCGTCACATAATGGACGCCAGCCGGAAACGAAGGTTCTACGCCCCTTGGAAAGCTCGACAGCGCCCGTTGAAAGCTTTGCAGCTAATGGCTTGCCGCTGAAAAATCCCATCTTGTAATTCATATCGAAGGCCGCCAGCGACGGGGCACCGGCTGCCCATGCGCGACTGTCTAATGAAAATGGCAGCTCATCCAGTGTGTAACCAAGGGCTGTAAGGCTATCGAGCGTATAACCCGGTGTGGTAGCGCGAACCAAACCGGTCATAATAGTGCCGGGATTTAGTAGCGACCATTTATCGATGCCATAGTGATAGCAAAGCACCTTGTCATAGGAATATTCAATTGGATTACCTTTTGAGCGATAAGCCCAATAGACAATTTTCCGCACCGGATCTGCGCTACCGAATACCTGATACAACTCAGCAAGCGCTATGTCAGCGAGGAAAGTTTCATCGATCCTCTCTACACCGATAGGTGTTGGCGGTGTGCCGTAGCGGTAAAATCCATCCAAGGCTAAGTAGAAAATGCCACTTCCTGTCGAGACGATAGATTGCGGCGCAACAGCGCCATGTGCCTCAACAGTTTTGCTAAATGTCGCTACCAATGGCGAAGTCAGCGCCAAGGTCATTTCACGGATGCAATTCTCTTGAAAAATTACCGCTCCGCGCTCAAAGCCGCACGAGCCCATAATCTCGCCACCGTCCGGGAAGACTTGAAAATCCGAAGAGCGTTGACGCGGCGTCCAGAATTGCGGCTGATTTAAGCCCGACCACTGAACGCTTTGCTCGTCCGTGTTCAAATTCATCGCCACAACAAAATCGCCAACCACACTTACATGATTGGCGATTGGTGCATCGGGACTTAGATCATCAAAAGTTCCGAGAGCGCCCGAAATATCAATGTACTGAATGGGATCAATCCCGTTAGAGGCTAAAACCCATGAGCCATAATCGGCAAAGCTCCAGCGAGACGTGGCGGGGGTGGAATATCCGCCAGCCTTCGATATATTATCCCACACTAATGTCCCCGGATTAAGAACGTAGAGGGCATCTTGCGTGCCCACGAACTGCAAGTATTGCCCATTGCGCACATAGGCCAAATGAGTGCCTTGCGGCCTATCGCTTGTTGCAGCAGACAAAGGGACAAATGCCGGGAATGGCCCCCATGAGTTAACATGCGGAAGCACATTCACAAGATTGCTTGATGCAGTGGGGTCAAACTTCGACCGGTCGGGCGCATATTCAGCAATAGGTATCATGGCGTGACGCCCCTTGTGCGCATGCGTCCACTGGAATACATGGCGTTATTGTCCTCTCGGACCAAAGCGTCGAGCAATCCGTTAAACATCGCTCCTGCTGTTGCTGCGCGCTGTTCATCGCCCATGTAAATCCCGGCGTGTTTCAATGAGCCGTAGAGATATATCCCCGGATCAGATTGCAGCAGCCAGTTGGTGTCGTCATCATTCACCAGCGCGGGAATCTTCGCCCAATAAGTCAGACGAATGTCATCCGTGCTGTTCGGTCGCACCGTGATCTGATTGCCGTCGATGGAAAAATCACTTGCCAGCCCGGATGCAGTGAAAGGATGCTCATAATCTCGATAGTCAGGGACCACGAAATTTAGAACACGGATGGGATTGGACAGAGACACAACCTGCCGAAATTGCTGATAATCATCGGGTAAGTCTGCCTGTCCGTTAGCATCCAAAGCCAGTGTAACGTCAGTGAGCTGGCGACGGGTGCGAAGAACCTTGTTCAGATCGGCATGGCATAAATCGATGATCGTTCCGCAAGCACCCGCCATGTCGGGCCGGTCGTACATCCAATCTTGAATAGCCGCGCGCAAGTCGGCAAGGTTCTGTATCGCCATCAGATCGAGCCTTTGAACGTCCTGAACGCGCTATGATCGCTGCTGTTCAGCCATTTCTTGAGGGAGGTTTCGTTGCCGTCTTGCAGGCGGGGGAGAATTTCGCGGGCCGCAATATGCATTGGCGTCGAAGCCACTTTGCGCCATTCACCGAAGCGCTGGCCTTCTGTCTCTTTGAACTCGGTAGCATTTGCCTCAAAGAACGAGTTAGCTGCATAATACTCGGTGCGCACAATCGTCTGTTTGTCGTCAAGATCAAGGCCCCACCGGCGAACACCAAGAGTGGGGTTGTCTGACATCAGATACCAATCAGAACTCATCATTCCGTACCCCGACACCTGCTTTGACAACTTGGCGAGCCTCATCAGCTGGCAGAACAACAGACGAACCCTTTGTCCGCTTTCCCGATCCATCATGCGGCCAGTAATTGCGAAGAAGCAGAACTGGCAGTTCTCGTTTCGACGCTGGCTTTTCCTTGGCTTCCGCAGCTGGCTTTACCTTGGCTTCCATATCTTTCCTCATTGAAAGGCCGCCGCAAGTTTCCCTGCGGCAGCGATTGATTCACATTGATCGGACTGGTTAGGACGACGCCGTAAGTCCGAACGTATCGGCAACGATGCCGTGTGCTGCTTCGTTGCGCATGATGAGGGTGTATTCCACCGTCAGGGCGCGCCGCTCAGCGTCACCAACCTTTGCAACATCATGCATCGTGATGTCATCGAAGATGCCAACCTTTGCCTTGTCAGGATCGATGACGAACACATTGCGCGCCGTTGCTGCATCGGTGCTCATGACGAGGTTAGGAATGATCGTCAGGACGCCAAAGTCAGACACGTAGGTATCAGCACCAGCGAAGATGGTCAGCTGGCTCTTGCTGCCTTGGTTCTGATTGGAACGCAGTTCAGCGATGCCGGCGAACTCCGAGAACACCCGCTTGTTGTAGAGCGAGGTCATCACAACGCTCGGTTTGCCGCCCGATGCCTTTGCCTTTTCCAGCACGTCATCGAGATCGGTTTTCGCGAAGGCGCGTTGCGTTCCGTTGGTGGCAGCATCAACAAGGCCAGTGGAAGAATTGAATCCACCGTCCGCACCGCCAGCGCCGCGTGCTGTGTTGGTTTCCAGCCATGCCGCAAAACCAGCCAGTTCGCGTGGCGTTGCGGCAGCGCCTGCAACCGAAGCGTTATTCTGGAGCAACGCATACTCCATATCGCGCTTCAATTCGGCACCCTTCTTCTTAAGCTCGCGCTTAAGTTCGGATTTACGGCCCGCTTTCAGGGTTTTCTCCTGAGTACGGGTCACGGCGATCTTCTTGTCCGAAATCTGAGTGTAGTTGCCCACACGATCAGTCGGGGTGAACTCGGAAAATGCCCATGTGTCGCCTTCAACGACCGCATTCATACCCGGAGTGGCAAGAGCGTCAATCTGCCATTCTGGATGCGTCGTCTTGACTGGCTCGCGACCAAGAAGGGTCATGAGAGGGGTGTCTTCCGGGGTGATCATATAGATCGCTTCCGCGAGTTCTTCGCGGTTACCTACAGCTTCGTAGGTGTCAAATGAACCTGTTACCTGTGCCATTGTGGCTGTCTCCGTTAAACCAAATTGTCGAGAATGCGGTCAAGGGCTGCTTCATCCTTGCCGCCGCTGTTGCGCAGACGCTGCCAATCCTGTTGACGGTCATTTTTCCGTCCGGCTGTCGGCCCCTGACGACGGCCCGGCGCAAGAGGCGGTTTGCCTTCTGCTTTGGCCTTTGCCTTGGGCTTTGCTGCCATGAGCTTGCGATATGCCATCGCATCACGGGCAAGGAGGAACAGTCGGTGGTCTTCGACCGTGCCGAGGTCTTCCTTAGAGAACCCATATACTTCGATGGTGTTTACGAGTTCCGCCGTGAAAGAGTTCGCCTTTGCCGGGTCTTGAAGTTCCGGCATAGCTGCCAGGAGTGCTTCTTTCTGTTGATGGAGATATTGCGCACGTTCATGCTGAACACGGGCCTGCTGTTCCTGCGCAGCGTACTGGCGTGCTGCCTGAAGCTGGTGGAGTTGTTGCAGTCTCGCATCATATTGGGCTTTCTGCTCCCAATAGCCGACAGGATCATCTCGCAAAGTGGAGATGTCCGGCTCTTGGGGCATGTGAGCGGCCAATATTTCAATGGCAAGTGAGGCTTGCTGCTCAAAGGATTGCGCTTTCTGCGCGATGTCCGCATAACGGGCCTCGAGTTCCTTGCGGTGTGCTGCGAGTTCCTGCGTTTTACGGGTGTAGTCCGCTTCCCGGAGACTGCTGCGCTTGAGTTCGCCAATCGTGACCACTGAGCCATCGGCCAGTCTGACTTTTCCGTCATCAGACACGAACCGACCGCTATCAGATGGTTGATCGCCGTCATCATCGCTTGCTTGGTCATCATCCGCCGCTTCATTATCGGCTAGCGGGTCTGCGTCGTCTTGCGCATCATCGTCCAATTCGGCTTCTGGTGCGTCTTGATGCTCGTCCTGCTCCTCACTTGCGTGCTCCGGTTCGGAGGCATCGAGGAACTTATCGAGAAGTGCATCTGCGCTAGTTTCCGGCGCAGATGACTGCTCAACAGTCCCTTCCGGGGTGCTGCTGTCAGTCATGGTCAGTTTTCCTATCGTAGGAGTGGTGAGAAGTCCGGGTGCTGTCAGACGACAGTCGGACGCTTGCGGGTGCTTTCCACGCCCGTCAAAATGACGCTGCGAAGGTGCTCCCGCATGCCTCGAATTACGCGCACCCGATCTGTAAGCATCCGCCGTTTGCGGTCGGCCCAGAAAGGAAGGCGTAAAATTTCATCGATTGCGCTTTGCTCCAACTTGGACAGAGCTTCATTGAGCAAGGGTTCGTCAAGAAGGCGTTGAGCCTCTGCGGCCCTGCGTTCGTCCTGTTTCATTATTCTGCTGCAATTTCGAGCGTGAAATCAGGGATTTGCACCGTGTTGCTGCTCGCATCTGTCGCTGAGACGGATAAATTGGCAAACTCTCCGCTTTCCGTTGGGGTGCCGGAAACTTCACCTGTGCTCGGATCCACTGCAATGCCGTCAGGCCAAGTGCCGACCAATGCGTAGGTATATGGCGGAGTGCCACCCGACGCTGTGACTGTGAACCCGTCATAAGGCTCATCAACAGTGCCAGAGGTGACTGGTGTCCCGGATATGCCGACCGAGATCACGGCACCGCCCATTCTAACCATGTCGCGCCAGAAGCCAGCACCACCATGCTTCAAGTCGTTATTCGTCAGTGTTCCTTCGACGTCGCCACCCATGCGGGCGAGATCACCGACCCCGGAAGCGCCACCTTCTTTGAATTTCTCATTTGCCATTTTATCGGCCCTTCACTTTTTGCCGTTCAATGTTGGTGTCTGGCTTGTTCTGAGATGCCAGGGCGGCGTTCAGCGCGTTCGCCTCACGAGTCAGCTCGGCTTCGAGGATCATCTCATCACGCCGCAATTGCGCGTCCAGATGGGCTTCCTCGACACGCTGCTGACGATTGAACTCTGATTGTTCTTTCTGTAGCTGGATGGTCGCAGCCGCCTTCTCGCGATCTAGATCGAGCATAAGTGCTGCCTTTTCCCGTTCTGCTTGCAACTGGGCTTGCATCTTCTGCTGCTGCAACAGAGCATCGGCCTGGGCTTTTTGCTGTGCGATCTGGACCTTAGCCTGCTCTGCCTGTGCTTTCGGGTCCGGCTTCTCTGGCTGGTTAGCCATGACCTGCAAGGTCTGTTGGTCCACCTCACCAAAGAACTGATCAGGGTTACGAATGCCAAGAGCTTCAATCATCTTGCGCAGTGTGTTGGCGTATTTGTCGATCCCTGCAATCGGGTTTGTCGGGCCAGCCTGCGAGATAATCATTTCCTGCTTCGCGGCGATCTGCATCAGCATGGCGACATCGCGATCCTTGGAGCCTGAGCCCAGCCCAACGTTGACAGTGAAATCCATGTTCGCGTTCCAGCTGCTCGGGTCCATTTCGACCCACTGATTGCGCAGTCGAATGGTCTTAGCGCGATCCTGATTTTGAACGATGATTTTCAACGCGCAGCGGAAGAAGCGCTTGAATCCCATTTCTGCAAAGTTTCGGGCGATCAACTCAATCTTTGAGTAGGCTGCTGACTGTGCTGCGTTGACCGCTGTCGCCGACTGGTTTTGCAAAGCTTCAAGATCAAGCGCCATGGTCGAGCGCGACACACCGGTGCGGCGCTCAATCATCTCATCCATGTAGCCAAGGCCTGTCAGAGCCTCTTTAGCAACGAAGGGGACAGTACGATCTGATACAACGCCGTTCGGGTCACCTTGAACCCGAAGAACATTGCCGATCGATCGGTCATAAAGCGCGTCCTTGTTGACCACGCGGCTATCATCAACAATCCGATCAGGAATATTCGCCTGATAGAGATTGTCCAGGAGCTGGCGCAGCAGCACAGTCTTGGTGCGCTGGATGTCTTCCACGTCATCGAATACAGAGCGCCCTTGCCAGCGATGGGGAACGCGCTCCGCTACAAAGTCAGTGAACGGCACCTCATCTTCCCAGACTTCCCAATCAAGAACGTCGCCGTTGCCGGGGCCACCCACGACAACGCGAAGCATTTCAGCCACTCCATCGCGGTCATGGTCGACTTTGATATAGCACTCTGTGACCTCGATAAGGTCCATCGACCTATCATTGCCATCGTTGAACGATCCGACTTCCTCCTGCCGGGCAATCTCAACGCCGTCCATGGTCAGAGTGCCATGCATCGGCAGCTTGTCGACCTGTGCCTTGTCATATCCCTCAGCAATTAGATCGGATCGGGTGCGAAGTGTGCGCTGCCCAACGAAACGCGCGTCTTCGACGTCACACGCGCGATTGTCGATCAGGAATTCTTCCGGTGGCACGGCTGCAATCTTCAAGCACCCGCCTGGAATTGATCGCTTGATCTTTACGTCGTGGACAGGGAGAACAATTGCCTGTTGATCAGGGCCGGTGATGAGCTGCTCTTTTTCCTCATGAGCGAGGATTTCCACCTCATCTTGCGAAGTGAGGGAAATGAACTGTTCTTCTGTCAGATTGCGGAAGACATGAACCTGTTCTGTTGGTGTGTCATCCCACCAGTGTTTCACAACACCGTTGGCATGCAGAAGCGCATCGTGAAACACATCCCAAAAGACTTGGTATCCGTCGCATTCGCGCATGATGACGTAATTGATGTAATCCGTCGCCTGCTTGGCACCCTGCTCATCCTCGAGGTTTTCCGGTTCGTACTCGCCAAGGTTTTCAGAAGAAAAGAACACGCGCATGAGGCCCGGCAGAATCCAGCCGATGGTGTCCTGCACATCATGGGTGGTGATTTGTGAGCGACCTTCCTCTGCCGGAACATCGTTCATTTCACCGCGATAGTATTCGATAGCGCGAACACGGCTTTTCTTGAAGTCAGTGCGATCATATTCAATCGCCGCCGCTATCTCTGCCTGAACCAGAGCACCGATTTCGGCGTCTGTCATAGCTCGTTTTGCCATCAAATTGTCCTGTTATTAGACAAGCCCGCGAACGTGTCGAGGCTTATGAATGTCCTTGCGCGGCTCTTCGTAGGCTATGCACATCAAGCCGAACGCATCGGCGCTGTGTGATGACCAGTCATGATCAGGGCCAAGGCCGATGCCGCGCTGTTCGTCTTTCTTCTCGTGATACCAGCCGAGTGCATCGAGGCCGGCAGAAGTGGTTTCTTCATTGAACCATATTGACGGGAACAGGCGTCGAGCGGCCTCAATGCGCGCCATGGCAGCACCTCTTCCCTGATTGGGGATCACCGTCACGGAATATCCGGCCTGTCGGAAAAACCCTTCATAGGATGCATCGTGGATGCGATCCTGCGTCTGGCCATCGTGTGGGAGCCAGATTGAGCACTTGTCGGGCGTGTACTTTTTGCCCCTCAACCAAGTCACATGCGCATCGGCAGGCTGGCCCTGCACCTCGTAATGATCAACGACGCGGATTTCCTTGCCGATGAACTGGGCAATCCAGATCACAAAGGCGTCTGCCCTTGCGCCGGTGCCGCCGATGTCGATGAATGCTCGGAGCGACAGCAACGGATCAGCCGCCACCCGGCCAATGCGGCCTTCATTTCTCGCATCTGTCAGATGACTGGCAAAATATGCCCCGTCGATCACGGTGGCGTATTCGCCTTCCCACACATGCGGATATTGATCTGGGCGCTCAGCCAGATCGGACAGCCTGTCACGTTCAAGCTTGGCCGGAAACTTCGGATTGTCGCGCCAGTTAAGCTCTGCACCTTTTATTCGCGGATTATCCGAAAAGCGAAACCGCTTCTCGACCGGGGCATCTTTGCGCAGCGGGTTCCATGTAACCCAAAGCTCTGCATTCCAGTCCTCACCCTCTTCACGCAATGTCGGGATTAGCGTGCGCCATGCTTCATCGGTGACAGGCTCAGCTTCATCCACCCAACAAAGAAGCAAGCGACCTTTCGACTTGATACTCGCGATGTTGCGATCAAGTCCGGCAAACGCAAATGATATGCGCCCATCCTTTGACTTGATGTATTTCTCGCCAATCTCATAATAAGCCAAAAGAAATGGCTCATCCTCAATGGCGCGTTTGATTTCCTCTAGCGAACTATCCGCCAATGAGTTCATAAACTGACGGGCGCTCAGGATAATCCCCGATATGCCCTGCATGCCAAATTGATAGCCCCGGACTGCGGCCATCTTGGCAAAGGATCTTGTCTTTCCCGATCCTCGTCCGCCCCATGAGGCTCTTACGTCAGCGTCACCGGAAAACACCGGTATCAGCTTCGGCGGCAGCTCAATTTTTGCTGTTGTCATCGCTTAGCAGTGGAATAAGCTCAATCCGCGTAGGAGGCGTCATGCTGCCGTCGCTCGATTTGTGATCGACGCCTTGCATTGGCTTACCATACCCTCGATCAAGAATTGCATTGGCCGCTGAAACTCGGGCCGCTTCACTCTCACCGGACAAAGCGATATTGACGAGCACCTGCAAAGCCTGCTCTGCGTGCTCTTTTGCCATTTCAGCCAATTCGCGCTTGGCCTGACTGACCTTTCCTTTTTTACGCCCTGCACCGGGGCGTGCACCGCCGTGCTTGCGTGTCATCTTGAATTCCTTGATTGTTTTTCAAATACGTTACTTACACCTGCTATCTGTTAGCCAGTCGACCGTGTTGCAGTGCTTCTGATAAGGAAGGGCACATGCTGAAATGGCTATGAGGATGGAAACAGCGAGAAGCTTGGGGGTCATGGTCGGCCCCACGGCGCTTCGTCTTTAGTGGTGCTACCGCTTCGCATGTTCCATACACCTAGGAGGCAGGCGATCCACGCTCCCGATAATAAGCCAAGCATAAAGATGCCTAATAAAATGGCTTCGTTCATCTATCTTCATCCCTTACAAAGCCGATCTGATCCATCATGCGGATGATTGGGAAGCCGTCTTGATCGAGAATGCCTGTGTCTATCGGCTCGGGCTCAAACACTTCGCGAGAAAGGCTATCGAGCGCGTCGGCCTCATACAAATCCATCTTTGGGCGGCGGCGGAGAGAAAAGTACCGAGGCATCTACTCTCTCCAATTGAAAAAGCCCCGTGTGAGCGGGGCTGAATGGTTCTAGCTGTTTTCTGCTATAACTCGGTATAACTGCATCCGGCGATCAACCCGGATGGCCCTTGGTAGGGTCTTAGACGCGGTGGCCTACCACCATGCGGATAGATCAGAACGGGACTACGGCAGGCTTGCAAGGCTCCGCGCTATATGGGCGCGGCTACCGCTATTTCGTCCCCTCTGGAAACACGCCAGACGCTTGAACGCCGTTCTGATTTGTTTGCCCTCATGTCTCGCGCTACCCTTATAGGTGGGGCGGTACTGCATGAGGGAGGATTTCTGTGCGGCACTCTCTCCGCCCGTCATCGTTCGAGTTTGTTTGCCTAACGGCCCACTGCGGCTCGTTTACGGTTCTGACCGCACCTATGTGCGAGCCTATCCTTAGACAGGACGGGACTGGATGTCTCCCTCTCGCATTCCGTTGAGGCAGTGCCTCGAATCAAAAAGCGGCCCGTAAGCCGCTACATCACTCAGAACACAATTATCCATCTTGAAACTATGCGCAGATTATTAGTAACCAAGTGATTTGGCAAGGTGTTTATGCCACCTTTCTACGTTTTTGTGTGAAGAAGTGCCGATAAAGTGCATTGCACGCGAGACGGATATCACCAAGCATGTGCGGGAAATACTGATCTTGTTCGATCATGTATTGAACGGCTGCATATAAATTGCTGTTCCGCGTTTCTAACTGTGCTTCATCTATAGCTTTTCGTGCGTCGGTATAGGCTAGCTTTACCCGGATAACCCAATCCTCATATTCATCTGGATCGTGCGTACCTATCGTTCCTCCTTGCTCGTAGTAAGCGCCGGGTGACAGCTCGGCCTTTCGCCGATCATTGTACACTTCTCGATAGCGCTCTGCCGCCTCATATTGAGCTGCACTGATACCCTCTGACTTATCCCGCCTCCAAGCCAGATGAAGCCGGCCGAGGTTATCGCCTGCTAGATCAGACAGTGCTTCTGATGCGGTCATTCCGAATATCCTCATTCTTGCGAGTTGAGCGACCTTTGCAGGCGGTTCCTTAGCACGTGAAATTTGTCCTGACGGAGTGCGCAACACACCCTCTTTCCTCGGCCTTCCCCGTCCACGTTTTGCTTTTCGCTTTTCTGCTTTTGAATACGCCGCCATATGTTCCTCGTCGCCTGGGGGTTAGTCGCGTTCTTGGTGGTGATAGACGTTGATTTCCGTATCCTGGCCGTTAGTCAGGACGGTCAAGAGCTGCGCAGCAACTTCGCTTTTCGCGTTAGCCTTGGAACGCGTAGAGATTAGATCAAGCGCGAATAGCCATGCCGCGAAAGAGACCGCCATAAGAAATATGCGCCCATAAAAATCATCGAGCTGAGTACCGAGGTGGAATATCACGCCTCCGGTAACGCATACGAAAAACGGATAATAATCCATCACAAGGTCATGCAGACTTTTTGCAAATTGCTTCATCGCCCTCTCCTATGCCGCCTGTTTGGCAAGCCGCGCCATTGTTGCGTCTCTACCGTGCTGTTTGATGAAACGTGCTGCGTCGCTGCGGCTGTCGAAACCAAAACGCCTGATCGCGTGCAGCACAGTGGTGTGGTCGCGGCCACCTAAATGCTTACCGATGTTTGGAAGGCTCATGTCAGGGCGAAGTGCCCAAACGCAAAGAATGGCGTAATGGCGATAATTGGCTAGATGCCGGGTGCGCCGAGGCCCAAGCACATCATCGAAGCTTAACCCGCTATCGACAATTGCAGTTTGCGCTATGTCTTTCACCGACAGCTTGATTTCGCCGGTAATCTCCACTTCACGATAGCAGCCGATGACTTTCTCAAAAAGAACATCCTGCTTTGCTCTTATCGCGTCGCGCCGTTCCATTTCACGGCGCTTGGCCTCAAGTTCCGCTTCCTCGCGGCGCTTCATCTCTGCTTCACGCTCTAGGCGCTGCTTTCTCATGCGCTCTGCGATGATACGTGCTGCGCCTTGATTGGTGCGAGTTGCTGATACTGCAAACATTATACCAACTCCCCATGCGGTACGGTGCGAACCTTCTTGCGCTTCTCACAACTGATTGCCCTGTGAATGCGCATGTGAGCGTCCGCTTCGGTGATGCCCATGATTTCAGCGATTTCCAGCGTGTCTTTCCCCTGCCGGAACAGACGCAAGGGCCGGAAATATTCCTGATCCTTCTTCGACCAGTAGTAGGATGGCGCGGCGGTCATGCAGCCCTCCCTATTTGCTTAAATGAGCCGATTGGTGCGGATCTGAGACCGTTGAGGTCGAATTCATTGCCGTTGTCTTCTGCGGCCTGCTTGAGGCGCGCCATTGAGGCTTCAACGCTTGTGTCGTAATGGTCGTGGCGCGTATCTTCTGCTGCGCTGTCAAGGCGCTGCTGTGCCTTGGCGGCCTCCCACTTCGCAGTTGCACGGGCGCGGCTTTCCGGTGTCCATTTGGCTCGCGACTGATCCGCTTTCATTTCTTCGCGAATACGCTTGTCTTGAGCATCTCTGGCTCGGGCTTCGAGGATGGGACGCATAATCTTGTCGCATTCCTGCCGCAGCTCCGGTGGGCTTGGAAGAAACGCATGACCGAGAGAACCTTGCATGATCTGCTTTGTGGCTGTTTGCAGTGCATGGCGAGACACGCCTTCAAGCGCCAGATAGAAACCAGCCACATTGATCCGATCGTCAGCCGAAGCTCTTGAGGGCAGGCTTGAAAGCAAGGTCAAGCACTCTAACATTTCCGCCTGAGTAGCCTTCGCTGTGAAATCCTCTGTTTTCGCTATCTGGTTCATCTCTCAAAACTCCGTGTCGCCTTGCCTCGTCTCGAATTGCATCTCCGATGGTTCGGGGCTTGGGAGGGGGATCATTTCGTTTGGAACTTGTCCGGTTTTCGACCCATTCCGCTTTGAGGCCCTGCCAGCCGTGGAGGATCATCATGTCGGCAGCAGCCCGAGGATCGGCGCATTTGCGCAACTCGTTCGCCAGAAGCTTTGCAGCCCTAGCGGTAATTGGTGCTCGTTTCTTTCTGCGGTGATCGATAATTGCTTCGATGGTTTCAGCATCGAGAAGATCAGAAAGCTCTGAAACAAAATCCTGCTTCGGAGTTGTGCGCGCTCGCGCCTCAACATCTGAACGAAGTGAAGATGTATTTGGTGTACTGGTGTCTTTAGTGCGTTTTTCTTGCGTTGCTCTTGCGTTTTCTGTGCGTTCTGCTTCCTGATAATATGAATAATTACAAATAGTTACTTGCGTTTTTCCTGCGTTCGTTTCTGAGACGATCATTTCCTCTTTTTCAAGCAGCTTTAAGAATGACCGCACCCGATAATCAGACTTCCATTTCCAAGCCGTTTGCAGTTGGCGCAGAGTGACGAACAGACTTCCCGCAGGAACAATATGCATGTCCGCACCTACCCGATGGCGCGTTGATTTCCATGCGGCATTAGCAATGAGCCATAACCAAGCTTCTCTCTCCGTCAGAGGCTCTGACTGGAATAATTCGTGATCGAATATCGAGGTTTGAACGCGTATCCACCGGCTCATTTCACCACCTCCACATCAATCCCGAGAAAAGCTTTGACGAGCTTCTTTTTGAGGCGAAAAACAGCTGTCTCGACGCCCTTCACATCGATCACGCGGAAACGATCTTCTTTGAAGTCCCAGAAGGCAAAATCAGCCTTGTAGGTCGTGATCAACTCGCCTTTTGGCCCGAGCACAACGAATGGCCGTTGCAACTCAACGCCGCCCACCTCGCCGTCCTTTTCACGCTGTTTGAGCTGCACGTAATATCGCGCCTCAGCCTTGCTATCGAAGGTGATCCCATCAACAACAGTTTTCTTGGCGCCATATTTGTTTGGCTTTGACTGCCTCCTATATTCTGCCGCGGTCATTCTCATGCCGCCTCGCTTTCTGCCTGTCTGGCAATTGCACGGCGATAATCGACAGCAATTTCCTCAAGCACATTCACGTCTTGCTGGCGGTTGTCGATCTCATGATCAGGGCGCTTGTTGCGACCCGACGAGAATTGACTAATCCACAACTGCTTTTCGCGGATGATCTTCTCGACACGATCTAGCTTTTGCTGGTGGGTGATCATCACATCACACTCCATGCAAAATAGAGGCTGATCAGCGAGATAAGAGATGCGGCGACAAGAACGGCACCGGCTGCGATTATGAAGGTCTCTAACCAGTTCATTCGTCATCTCCTTTCAGCTCGGGGCAAATCCACTCGGCCAGCCATGCGGCCTTGTCACGGAGCCACGTTGCCAACACGTTCCTGCGCTCGAATGACAGCCACCTGAGCAAGACGGGCGGTTTCTTCGCGGTAAGCGGCATGTTTCTTCCTTGCGTCGAGGATCGCCCGCATATCTTCGATTTCGCGGTGTTCGATCCGGCTAGCTTCTTTGTTGAAAACGGCTCTAACTCGCCGTCTGGTCCACGCACTGTTACGCCTGCTCAAGAGCGCATAAGCCCGTTCAAGCATTGACTTGACAGGCTCGCGGACACCGCGAGCGCCAATTACATCGTCAAGCAGAGACGCGGCCATATCCACGTCAGACATGGGCTGGTTCTCCTTGGCTGAAAAATCCACGTTCGTGGATGAACGTCCCAAGTTCATGGGTGACTCCTTCGCTACGTTTCAGGACGTAGGGAACGATCTGAAACGAAACGAACGCAGGAGATTGGGATTGGAGCATGTCGGGAACGCGGTCTGGAGAGTTCTGCAAAACGCTCGCAAAGCCGCGAAAGCCCGAGAGAATAAAACGGATGACGGTAAGCAGAGACCTGCCGTGTTCAAGGTTGCAGACGGGGAAGCCCCAGCCCTGCCACCGGCATCCGTTACCAGTGCGAACCGCACCAGATTGAAGATTTGAGAATTGGACAGCGACAAAGTTCCTCATCGCCGCATGTCCTGTCCAAAGGAGGAAGCCGAGACGCTGAGAGGGGGTGCGTCTCGGCTTTCTTCATCTACCGCTTGGGAGGAGGACGGGGCAGATGAAGGGGATTGACTCTTGTCAGCGAAATTGCGCCAATCATTCGGATTGGTTACGTTTTCCATGGAGGGGGAGTTATGAGCGAAGATATTTTGCGACGCATTGAGGCTATCGAGATTGAGAACGCTGCGTTCTCCGCAATCATTTCCGCTATCGGCACGCATTTTGGTTCTGAGTTTTTGGAACAGGCGGCAAGCATCGTGCAGATGACCGGGAGCCATCCCGACGCGCCGAGCGAGGTCAAAAAGCGGATGACCGAAGCCCTCAGGGTCATCGATGACATCCGCGTTATTAGCGATGGCAAGCCAAGACCGGCAGGAATCGTTTAAAGACACGCTCATGCTACGGACCTCAACTTTGAACGTTGTGAGGCCAACCAAACAAACGTTATGCCTTTGATCCCCCGCCTTTCACTGGCCGCAACAACCTGCTCCCAGTGCTCAGGTGCGATACTTTCGCGCCTACGCATTTGCCGGGCTGCTTCATACCCACAGCCAACATCGCGGGCGAATTCTGAAATTTTTCCCCAACGATCAATCAGGTCTGGAATAGTTCTTGGAGTTTCCATCATAAAGCTATCGTACGCTATGTACGATTGTATAGCAAGCCAAATCGTACGCACAGTACGATGATAATAGGCAATAATGTACGAATGGAACCAAAAGACAGGCTTAAATTAGCGCGACGGAACGCGGGCTTTGAACGCCCTACAGACGCCGCTCGCGCGCATAAAGAAATTAATCAAAACACCCTTATTAGCCATGAGAATGGCAATAGACCGGTGTCAAAAAACGCTGCGCAAAAATATGCGCAATTATTTGGAGTAGATGCCGGTTGGATACTATACGGAGAGGGCAACGGCCCCTCGTCCGCTACAGATCCTAAATGGGCAGAATTCACTGAACTGTTCTCCCAGGTAGGTGAGAAAGAACAGAACACCGTTCTTGAGCTAATGCGCTCGCTAGCTGCCGCAAAGAAAGAATAATTTGATCACGCTCATGGTCCGATAACTTATCCCAAATCAGTCGCGCTTCTTTTATTTTTTTCACAGTGCCCTCCGCTCCACACTTATGCTGCATTGATTCACAGAACAAATCAAGAACTAGGATAACGGATGGTTAAGAGGCGGGGATAAGTTTATTGTCGCCGCTACATCTTGCGGTGGGCGCGAAAATAGACGCAAATGCTTGTTGTGGATTATTGGGGGTAATCTTGCACAAACGCGCACACTTCATTCTCAGGATAGCGTTCATCGCCCTGCCATTCGTATTGATCGGCGGGATTGCAGTGAAGCTTATGGGACTGGAATGAACTGGTGGTATTCGTTTGCGGAGGGGTTAAGCATCGTGCTGCTTGTGGCGGTGCTGGCGGTGTATCTGCTGCCGAGAAGATGATTAGCAAAAGGGTGGGAAAAGTAATATGACAGGCATTATCCTAACATAGCATTTACAATGGAGGGGACACATGGGGACTTTCAGTATTTGGCACTGGATTATAACGTTGGCAATATGGTGGTGTTTACTAGGCTGGCCGGGCTCAAGAATCCTTAAGCGAATTGGATTCTCCGGCTGGTGGGTACTTCTATCTTTCGTGCCGATCGCCAACATTATTGGTCTTTGGATACTTGCAACAACACAGTGGCCCCGCGACAACGCCCGTCAACCGACCACAAATGTGCGATAGCAAATTGAAGCGTCCATTAAAGCCCCGCTCCGGCGGGGTTTCTTTTTGGGTTAACGCATCAACCTGAGTCCTGTATGCTTATGCCGTGGAGGACGAACCATGGCAAAAGAGGATCATTCGGAGAAGCGCGACATATCCATATCCGGCGATCAATCCAGCGGTGGAGACTCACAGGGCAGCACACTGAGACCGATGTTAGTCTCCGGCCTGATCTTTGTGATATTGGGCGGCATCGTGATCATGATGTTTGTCTGACGCGTGCCGACATTCTTTTCGCTTCATTGCTCTGACCCACATGACAGAAGGACAGTTCGCACGTATTGTGGTAGCACCGCGAAATCTCTTATTCAGTCTGTCGTCGGATTGCTTCACTTACAAATTGCTGCAGCGACCATAAGTAGCTTTTTTGAGCTTCTGTGTATGTAATTTGAAGCGCCTCTGGAACGATTAACTGTAGATTAGCGCCCTGCATTTGATCAGTTTGCCGTGTCGATATGCCCGGCTCCAGTGTGATAAGATGCTTACGAGAAACTTTATTCGCCTCAGGTAAGACTTGGCGCCACCGGTCCTTACAGGTAGACTTAGCCCCAAGCATCAAAAGCCTAGGATCATCGCGCTCTGCCTCTGCATATGTGACCGCACCGGGGAAAAGAAAGTCAGGTTTATTTCCGTTCTCTGTAATTGCTCCGCGATCGTATTTCAAAGAAAAAGCATTAAAGACAGCTTCGAGATGGTTTTCTAGGCTAAAACCCATCCGTGCTTTTCTTCGATTTTGCACGCTAAGTGAAAATGATAAAAACCCATCAATATCCACATCGCCCCCGTCGTAGAAACCTTGTTTCAGTCTTTCGGCTACAATACGCTTTTCTAACCTCCGGAACATTGCTTCTTCATGATCGAGCCACGCCATTAGAGCAAAATCTGGGTCATCTAACGCTGATATACTTGGTAGCGTTTGCCTCGCTAAATCAGAAAATTCTCTAGTCTTGGGGAATGTAAGTTCAAATCTATCAATAATCGTATCTAAACTATTGGCTTCCGGATCTTCAAACTCGATTCCTAACTCGTCAAGTATAAACCTCGCCGCAAAATCCAGTTCGGGATCAGTGTCGTGTATTTCCTTAGATACAAATCTCCCTCCCACATCACTAAAGCCAAACAGCCATAAAAGCTGTTTCTCACTTGTCGTTCCCGAAGGAGTTACAATGAAAAATAGCGATCCATTAGTTTCTTTAGCTAGGAAAAGTGTGTCACCCTCCTGCATAGCCTCGGTCACCGGATTTGATTTATAATATAGTCGCCATTCCGCTGATCGATGATGTTGATTTTCGCGCGTATCGTAATGCGTGGAACTACCTTCGACCGAGAAAGCATCCTGCTCATTTCCTAACCAGATATAATATGTAGGAAATACAGTTTTTTCTTCACCGAGAAATTGGTCACGCATAGTCTTTGTTGTACCAATTTCGTGCTGATTAGAGCTTTTGGGCTCGGCGTCTACTGCAGTCAGCGTTTTGACCCCAACACCCTCAAAATAATCCGACAAATGACCACGTCGTATTGTCATCTAGACCCCCCGACTCAGATTGGATCAGGGGATCTTCCTTCGCGGTAAAAAATCAGTCAAGAATGGGCCGATAGAGCAACCACTATGCGGCTAATTTGGATTTAGCATCAGGAACCGCCGAATCTGACAGTGTCGTATGGTCTTTTAAAGCTGTTTGTATGTGTGGTCGCATCAGATCGGCCACGGCCCTTACAACAGGCACGACTACAGCATTTCCGAACTGCCTGTAGGCTTGAGTGTCGGAAACTGGTATTTTAAATTTGTCACCTTGAGCTTCATTAAATCCCATGAGACGAGAGCACTCTAACGGCGTTAAGCGCCTCGGTATTGGCCCATCCTGCTCGACAAGAATTTCGGAGCCATCTTTGTAATATCTGGCTGAAAGCGTTCGCGTAATATCGTTAGGACCAAAAAGAGAATAACCGAACCCATTGCCAGCTTTTTTGTGCTTCGCTTTATAATCTTGAAGATAGCTCCATAGCTTCGGCGTTAGCGTGTATTTATCATCAACTTCGTCCTCAAGGATATCGCCCAGCTTTGGCTTGATAGAATCAGGAATAATTAAGTTATCAAAGCTAAAATCAGATTTCTCACGGAAGCCAACAATAAAAATGCGCTCACGCTTCTGAGGCACCCAAGCTTCGGAGCTGATCACACGATGATGCACCTCATAACCAAGTTCATTCTTAAGAACATTCATTATGGTTTTAAATGTTGTACCACCATCATGTCTCTCTAGGTTCTTTACGTTTTCCAATAGAAACGCTGCTGGCCTACGATAGGCTATTATTTTAGCCAAATCGTAGAATAATGTACCCTGTGTGTCGCAAAGAAAACCATGTGGACGACCGAGGGAGTTTTTCTTTGATACGCCGGCTATCGAAAATGGCTGGCAAGGAAACCCAGCCAGCAAAACATCGTGTTCTGGAATAGATATAGGGTTTTGAGCGTACGGCCGTATGTCGCCTACTGACTGATGACTGCTATCTGAGTTCTCTGGGAAATTAGCCGCGTAAGTTTCTCTAGAAAACCGATCCCACTCCGAGGTAAAAATACACCTGCCTCCAATTTCGTCAAACGGGATTCTTAGCCCTCCGATACCCGCGAACAAGTCGACAAATGTGAACATCTTGCCGGTGGTGTTTTCCCTACGGCAGCGCCGATCAGCCTCTTGCCTGATAATTTCAAGCTCTAATTCTGGAACCCTCTTCCCATCGCCTTTTATATATCTGCGTACGGTACGGGGGCTTCTTTTGAGTAGTGCTGCGGCCTCGTCAACGGTTAGTCCCGCCCTCCGGATAAGACGTTCGAAATCAGTTTCCATAACATTCCCTACTGTGAAGATTTTGGACATAATGACATAAAGAATCCCAGAGGAATAGCAACCTTTTTACATGGCCGATTAAAAATATCGCTGAATAGCGTTCTGCGCATCAATGCAACTGATTCTACACGGTTCGCGGGTGGTGGGCAATAATAGCGAATACATTTTGTACGATTACTTACGTTTTCGTACACTTTGTACTTGACCGCATGTCGTACGTTTTGTACGGTACTCTCAACAACCGAGTTGGGAGCAGAAAATGCAAACGACATACAGCATTCCTGAAAAGACACTGACGGCAGTCCTAGATCGCGAGATTTATCAAGTTATCTGGATGAACTTTGCTGGCTACATCTGCATGGATGGTGACCGCAAGGTCACTGACATGAACCGCGAAAGCGCCCTTGAGGCTTATCGCGAAGGCAATGTGCTCAAGGTCTTCTGCATCAACCTCATTGAAGGCACTTGCCGCGACGTAACTGACGAAATTGCCGGTGAAATTGAGTACGAGCAGGAACAGGCAGAGGCTTACGAATACGTCTCTCCCCGCGTCTATCGCTCTTTGGAGAATGCAGGGAGGACGTTGTAATGGCTTACATCGAATTCGACCCATACGACTACATAGACGAAATCACCACAAAGCAACTCGTCCGCGAGTTGGAAGGGCGCAGGGCGGATGGCGATAGCGATGCGCATACTGACCGCGCTTGGCGTGAATGGGTGATGCTGGCGGAACTGATCGCCGAAGGCCGTAAGAGCGATGCTCTTGACCTTTTGGCAAGGCTCGCACCGGTCGAAATCAACCCAATAACCACCATCAACTGCGTCCAGATGAGAATGGCGGTTCATCATGCGTGAACTCTCCCGCCTTGAAGCAATCACCCTTCCGATTTTCGCATTAGTCGCGCCGTTTCTGGTGTTGGCAGTGGGGTGCTGAGATGACTGATCACCTCACCGTGGAAGGCAGGGCTGAGCTCGAAGCGATACGCTCAATAATGACGAAGCCCGAAGGCTTCATAGTTCATCAGCTGCGCTCCGCCATCATAGACACAGCCCGTGTTTACGGCTTGGGCGGCGCTCGCCAGCTGGTGGCAGAAATACTCAACGATTACGCGCAAAGGGGAAGATAAATGGCTTCTCAAGCACTTGATATTCAGCATACCAATGAGCTGCCTTCTAAGCAGACGGGCACCAATGTCATCAATACGTTTGATGCGTTAGCGTTGGCTATTCAGCAGGGCGCCACACCCGAAGCGTTGACGAGTATTATGGCCTTGCATGAACGCTTGCAGGCAGTAGCCGCCCGTAAGGCATTTGATGCTGCAATAGCTGCGGCAAAATCAGAAATGCCTATCATCATGAAAACCCGCACGGTTGATTTTACAGGCAAGACCGGCGTCCGCACCAACTATAACTTTGAAGATTTGGCGAGCATTGCCGATGCTGTAACGCCAGTTCTGTCCAAGCACGGTCTTTCGTATCGCTATCGCACCAGTCAAGAAAACGGATTAGTTTCTGTCACCTGCATTATCGCACACGAAGATGGCTATTCGGAAGAAACGACACTATCGGCAGGTAGCGACACCTCTGGTAACAAGAATAGCATTCAGGCCATAGGCTCAACCGTCACCTATTTGCAAAGATATACCATCAAAGCCGCTCTTGGACTGGCCGTGGCGGACGATGATGATGGCCACGCTCACGGACAGTCAGCCGAAGATGCTGCAACCATATCCAAAGAGCAACAAATGGCCGTCTTGCGCCTGATCGAAGATACCGGCACCGACATTGAGCGCTTCTGTAAATACATGAACATTGATGCTGTGCCAGACATTAAGGTCAGCGAGTTCCAGCGCGCCATTACGATGCTCGAAAAGAAGAAGGGGCAAGTAAATGGCTGATATTATTCAAGGCTCACCAGAATGGCATGAGTTGAGGATTGGCCGGGTCACGGCCTCCCGCGTTGCCGATGTAGTGGCAAAGACCAAGAGCGGATATTCAGCCTCCCGCGCAAACTATATGGCGCAACTGATTGCCGAGCGCCTGACCGGGACCGTTGCGGAAAGCTTCACAAATGCCGCCATGCAATGGGGCAATGATCAAGAAGCCGATGCGCGCATTGCATATGAGTTTTATGCGAACGTTGATGTTGATCAGGTCGCCTTTGTCCCTCACCCGTCAATTGCCATGACAGGGGCGTCCCCTGATGGCCTTGTAGGCGATAGCGGGCTTGTTGAAATCAAGTGTCCGAATACTGCCACGCACATTGAAACCCTGCGCGGCGGGACTGTTCCCGGCAAATACGTCACACAGATGTTTTGGCAGATGGCCTGCACAGGTCGCCAATGGTGCGATTTCGTCTCCTACGACCCAAGAATGCCGGAGCAAATGCGCCTGTTCATAAAGCGCATCGAGCGTGACGACGCACGTATTCGGGAACTTGAAATGGAAGTTATCCAGTTCCTGAAAGAGCTTTCCGAAACGGTGCAAGAACTTTCCCGCAAGTACGGCGGCGACGTCGACGCTTCGGAAATCACCGATCAAGTCAGATACATGATGGCGGGGTGAGATATGTCAGTTCCAATCACAATGTCTTGGGACGGAGAAGCAATGGTCCCAGTCTCGCCTTATTGGGCGGGTCGCGCAGATCGACAGTTTGTCATCGGCGAGACTTACAAAATGGTCGAACACCACGACCGCTCGCAAGCGAGCCACAATCATTATTTCGCATCGATCGCTAATGCCTGGAACACTCTGCCGGATGATCTTCTGGTAGAATATCCAACTGCGGAGCATCTGCGTAAAAAGATGCTGGTCAAGTGCGGCTATGCCGATGAGCGCAGTATTGTATGCGCTACCAAAGCAGATGCAGAACGATTAGCAGCCTTCGTCAAGCCGATGGACACATACGCAGTGGTTATCCATAGCGAGGCGGTTGTGAAGGTATTCACCGCTCAAAGTCAGGGCATGAAGGCTATGGGCAAACGCGAGTTTCAGGAAAGTAAAGAAGCTGTTCTTGCCGCTATCGACAAACTGCTTGGTGTGGATGTTGGAGCTACCGCGAGGGCAGCAGCATGACCGCTATTCCCTTACGCGCTCCATCGTATGCACACCGTACGAAAGCTAACGCCGCAAGATATGTGGAAACGCACACTCAGCTTGCACGTGAAGTGCGCCAGCTGACCGATCGTGAGTTTGCACAACACCTAGACATTGTTCTGTCCGCAACTGACTTCTCGGAGGATGTGTGATGGCTAGACGTGAATTCAGTAAGAAAGTTTACGCCGAAATAGTTAAGCGCGCCATGCTCCCAAACGGCGAAATCGCCTGCGAAGGTTGCGGCCTAATACTTGGCAAGAAACCTTATCACGTCGATCACATCAAACCCGATGCACTTGAGATTGATAAGAGCCAGCGCCTTACCGCAAAGGACGGCCAGCTTCTCGGAGCAGAATGCTGCCATAAGCCGAAAACGAAACAGGACATTACCGTCATAGCAGAAGCAAAAAGGCGCGAAGCAAAACACCTTGGAATGAAACGACCAACTTCAAAACTCGCCGCCAAGGATAAATCACCCAAACGCCTCACAAAACAACTCCCTCACCGTAAGCGCGACGTATTCGGTCGCCCTGTTAGCGAAGGTATCCCATCATGAAACTGACCCCGATGATTGACTACGAAGACCTGATTTTTCAAGCAAAGTGCCAGCTTGATAACGTGTCCGATTATTTCGATGAAGATGCATCACTGCACCGCTGCGAAGGCAATACGCTGTTTATGATCCTCGATGATGGATCGGAAGCGCGCATCGATCTTGACCCGATCATTGATTTCGTTGCTGCGATGAAGGAGTTGCGGTGATGGCGGACGCACAAGCCATGACCATTCCAAAACAAGCTATTGATGCAGCGGCAAAAGCAATTGCAGACAGCATCGGCCACGGCATGAGTGAAAAGTGCTTCGATCGCGCTCGCGCCGCCCTCACCGCGGCAGCCCCGTATATGTCATCCTCAGCGCGTGAACAGGCGTTGGAGGAAGCGGCGCAGTGGTATGAGAAGCAGCGCCAAAAATGGCTAGAGATGAATATCGGCCTACCAGATTTTGCGCCCGAAATTCGCGCCCTCAAATCGCAGCCAGCACCACAGACAGGAGGCGGGGAATGAAGGCTAATTATTTTGGTGATTATGAATATCGCTATCAATCTGCATGTGGATTGCAAAGGCGTAAAATTTACAACTCATCATTCAATCGCGTCAATGGCACTATGTTTGAAGAGATGACAGCTGATGAACTTGAGCACTGTGCGAATGTCATGCGCAGAGCATTATCAGGAGGCGGGGAATGAGTAAGTTGATTGTGGAAGCCATCACCGAACATTACGGCGAACGCTGCCCAGACTACGACGAAGATTGCTTTTGCTGCAAAGTCTGGAGTGACTATGACGCCTTAACATCCCCTGCCCGATGCGACGAGTTGGTGACGATAGGTGCGACCTACCTTGGCAAGTTTTCCCCTAGAAAGAACAAGGCCATGTGGCCGGATGGTGCTCACGAACTCGTCACTCGCCAGAACGCCGAGGAGGTGATAGCGGCAAAGGATGCGCAGCTTGAGCGCCTTGCTGACGACTATCAAGGCAAATGCGATGAAATATCACGAGGATGGAAAGAGTTTAAAGCCCTCGAAGCCGAGAACAAGCGCCTGCGGGAGGCGTTGATGATGATCGCTAAGATTGAATTTTCATTTCCAGAAGAACTACGTGACATAGCCCGTGCCGTGCTGGGAGGGAAGCCGTTTTAACTTATGGGCTATCGTGAAATTTCAATGTAAATATTCCATACTTCAGGGAGGTCAGCATGAAACCAATTTATGGTCCGAGAAAGAAATCAAGGAAGAAGTCGAGAAAGAAGACTGGGGTAAAGACAAAAGCCATACTGCGGGACGTCGTCACGCCACACTACACAGTCGCAAAGAGAAATGGGAAGTGGTGCGTCTATTCAGGCCAAGAAGTATTAGCAACCTTCGATTATTACAAGTCCTGCTTTATTTTCATACAGAAACATCAGCCATTGTCGGGCCCATGAAAGGCGGTGGGAAATGATTGCGGAAATGTATTGCGAGGAATGCCATCGCATCGAAGATGATCCAATCATACTTGTTAAGAGTGATCCTTGTGCCCGTGCATATGTAAAAAATATTCTAGATGAAGTCCGTGTAGCACTAGAGGTGAAGCCATGATTGACGCTTTTAGTAATCCTTATTTCGGCTTCATCGGAATACTAACCTCTGCTGTCGGATCAGTAATTGTCCTATCGCTTTTAGTGATGTGGGCAACCGAACAGGTTATCAATCTCTTCGGGCTTAAGAAGGCACTTATAATAGCTTATCGACAGCATCTCATTAGCAAAAAAGGACACCAGCCATGACCTATGATGAACTGGTGGGCCGCCTCGCCATCCCCGCAGCCAGCCCATTAGGGGAGAAGAAGGGATGACTAGGCCAGCCACGATCCGCAAAAATGATCTCAAGCGGTATGCCGAAGTTGCCAATGAAAACGGCTGCAAGATCATCATTCGCACCGGCGATACCACAATCACAGTCGTACCGGATAAACCCAATAGTGAATCAAGCGGTATTGACTATAGCCGCCCCGTACTATGACAGTTATCGAATGAAGAGAAAGCTTCCTCTCTATGTACACCGGCAAAAGACCCGCCATGGCAAGTGGGTCTATTATTTTCGCATGGGGAAAGGAAAACGCACCCGCCTACCAAGCCCAAATGATCCAGCCTTCAAGGAAGCTTATCGCGCTGCATTAGCTGGCGAACCCGTTGCAGTTAAACACGTTCCAACCGGAACTCTACAATGGCTCTGGGATAAATACACGAACGAAAGTGCTAGGTGGGCAGCGTATTCGGAGGCCACCAAAAAACAACAGCGTTTGATCATGGAGAAGATGCTAAAAGATAATGCGAACAAAGCGTTATCAGTTTTTACTCAAGATGTGATTCAGGCTGGCGTGGACCGCAGGCATGAAACCCCCGCCCAAGCGGGCAACTTCCTGAAAACATTAAGAGGTCTATTCTCTTGGGCCAAAAAGATGCAATATGTAACCCTTGATCCCACGACCGATATTGATCTGCCTGAATACAAAACAACGGGCTTCCCGGCGTGGACTGTCGAGGATGTGATTGCATTCCGAGGCTATCATAAAGTTGGTACGCATGAACGATTAGCCATGGAGCTGATGCTTTTGGCCGGGCTGCGTCGATCCGACGTTGTGCGCGTAGGACGGCAGCACATCAACGACCGCGTTCTTTCCATGGACACAGCGAAGACCGGAGCAAAAATAAGCGTCGAGCTTTCAGAAGATCTGATTAACATCATAGATGCCACACCAAGAAATGGCCTCCACTTAATAGAAAGTCATATTCGCAAACCGTTCACGAAAGAAAGCTTTGGTAATTGGTTCCGGACAGCTTGCACGAACGCGGGCGTCACAAAATCAGCCCACGGCTTGCGTAAACTCAGTGCAACCATGGCCGCAGAGGGTGGGGCCGCATCCCATCACCTGCTCGCGCAATACGGATGGACAAGCATCGCAACGGCAGAAATTTATACAAAAGGAGTAGATAGGCGCAGGCTTGGCATTGAGACAAGCCGTATCGTTGCGGACCAGATAGAGAACAGAATTGCCCCTCACCCAAATACAGGTGAGGGAATTATCGCGAAAAAGCCAATAAAATCAAAGACTGAAAACTGA